TCGAAACAAAGCATGTCCATGAAGTTCACACGGGACAGCTGGTTCGGAAAAGACCTGGTCAAGGTGGCGAAGCTGATCGGCGCTGATCTCGCGTTCGTCTTTCCGGACGGATCGAAGATCATGATCTATACGGATGATCCGGATGAATGACAAAGGCCCCGGGTGCTGGTAACACCCAGGGCCAAGGAGTACGGTTAGCGGGACTGGCTGTCCTGATCCTCATCCCTCTGCAGAAGATCCGACAGTTTGCAGCCGAGGACCTTGCAGATGGCATCGATCTGAGTCAGGCTCACACGGTCGACCATCTCATTGTACAGATCGTTGATCACGTTCTTGTCAATGCTGGTTTCCCGGGATAGTCTCCGCTGGCTCCACCGCTTTTCGCCTAAGCGGACAGAAAGTAAAATCCTGATCATGACCATGCTCCTTTCTGGGGATGGTAGCACATCCCAGAGATTCTCGCATGAATTCCGGACAAAATATTGATTCCGGGGACATTGTCCGGGATTTGCGGACAAAAGGAGCACGAAAAAGAGGGGTACCCGATTATGGGTATCCCTCTTTTCCTGCCTATACGGCAGCTGGGATGTCACAGACGAAATATCCCTTGATCATGTAGACGCGGGTGGTTCGTCTGTGTACCGTGGTGTGGAGATGAGAAGAGCTTAGACGAACCATCTGCTGTTCTTCACCCTGCTCCTCCTTTCCTTCGAAATCCTCAAGGGAAATGGTGACTTCCCTGTGCTCCTTCGTACAATTGAAGATGAGTTTCAGCCGGCCGTCATCGAAGACGTAGGCCCGGATCAGGAAGGCGTCGATCATCTTTTCCTGGAAATCCCGGTCCTCAACATCGCCGTCCCGGAGCGTTTCCAGATACGAGAGGATCATATCCCGGTCGATGTCGATCCATGCCATCTTCTCCAGGGCCGCGATCCGGCCGGAAAGATCATCGATTTCCTGCTGGCGTTCCTTGATCCATTGCATCACGATCGGCAGGACGTCTCCGGATTCCAGGCTCTTCCTGAGGTTGTCCCGCTTTCTGGTGGCTTCCTCAAGGTTTGCCCGGAGAGAATCAATCTCGGCGGTGTTCCTCTCGCTTTCCAGATGTTCGATGGCTTTGTCGGCCATCCATTCCAGGAGCTCGTCATCCTCAAGCAGATGCTTCAGCTCCATGGTGATCCTTCGCTCGATCTCGTCCCGCGGCACGTTCTTCTTGTGGCAGCTCTTGTCATACCGCTTCTTCGTGCAGATGTAGTAATAATGCAGATCTTCGTTCCTGGCCGTGCCGGAGATCCCAGACATCGGAGAATCGCATTCCCCGCAGTAGAGCTTCCCGGTCAGCAGGTACGTGAAGGCGTTTGACTTTCGTCTCTTCACTGTTCCCCGTCCTTTCGGCTTATCCTTGATGTATGTCTGGACCGAGCGGAAGGTTTCGTCATCGATGATGGACGGGAATCCTCCCTCGATCCGGTGCTCTTTGTACAAATATACACCAATATAGCGCTCGTTGGAAAGGATTTTGTTGAAAGACGATCTGTTCCAGAGCGCTCCTTTTTTTGTCCTCAGGCCGCGCCGGTTCAGATCCTCCGCGATCCGGATCAGCATTTCGCCTTCGGAAACCCTTCGGAAGATCTCGCGGACGATCTCGGCTTCTTCTTCCACGATTTCCGCGTGGCCATCCTTTCCGCGCCGGTAACCCAGTGGAACGGAGCCGTTGACGATGGCCTTCTCCGCATTGTCTGTCAGGCCGCGGTGGATCTTCTGGGCCAGCTCCCGGGAATAATATTCAGCGAAGCCTTCCAGGATCGATTCCATCAGGGCGCCGGTCGGATCGTCCGTGATGTGCTCCATGGCCGACAGCACGGTGACGCCGTTTTCCTTCAGCGTGTGCTTGTGCATGACGCTGTCATACTTGTTCCGGCTGAAGCGATCCAGGGAATATACGATCACGTACTTGAATTCCCGCTTTGCTGAATCGCGGATCATCCGGAGGAATGCCGGCCGTTTGTCGGTCTTTCCGGTTAAAGCGCGGTCATCGTATACGCGGAGGACCTTCAGATCCTGTTCCAGCGCGTACTTCTCGCAGGCTTTCACCTGCTGATCGATGGACGCGTCCCGCTGGTTGTCCGATGAATACCGGGCGTAGATTACGGCTTTTTCCATAATCATTCTCCCAGATCAAGCCCCTGGCGTTTGAATTCATCCAGATCCAGCAGGCGAATTGAGTCCGGCAAAGATGTAATCCGTGTATATGAGATGTCAATTTTCTTAAGCAGCGACAGATTCCCGATATCCTCCGGAAGGCTGGAAATGGCCGTATGTGTAATGTTTAATTCCTTCAGGCTTGTGCAGTTGACGATAGACGGCGGCAATTCCGTGATATCAGAATACCGCAGCCAGACGGTATTAAGATTCGTGAGGACGTCAAAACAGTCCGGGATATAAAACGTCCCCGGCTGATCGTAAATATTTAAGAATGTCATGTTCGTCAGATATTGGATTCCTTCAAGACTGCTGATGCTGTTTTTCTTTCCGCTGATTTGAACGTCTTTTACTCGATTCAGATCTTCCTGAGTTACAGAATCGTTGATGCTGAAAGCTCCGATTTCATCCCTGATATAAATGGCAAGATTCTTGTCCGGGAAAATATCCTTCAGTATCATTCCGTCTTCCAAAACGGGCGGTTCATACCTGGCTGCGAGTTCGTTATTGATAGCCAGGCGCAGGGCGAGAAGATCGTCTTCAGACATGGCGGACAGATCTTCGGCAGCTGCGTAGTAGACAGACGAGAGAAGAACCACAAGAATTAGTAGAGCAGAAAGCAACCGTTTCATGCGCTGTCCCCCTTTTCAATACATTGTCCGTTTTTGGCCATCTTTGTCCTGATTTCTGATATAATGTCCGGGAGTGTCGACGCTGAAAACTCACTGAAGGAGGTGCAGGAAATGGATGCAAAGGGAAACAAGGCCAGGAGTCGAGAATTGCGGCTCATCCTCCTGGCCGAGCTCTTTAGGTTCCTCAGCGACGAGGATCAGGAGGAAGTTATCGAGAAGATAAAATCCCTCTTATCTGACGAATAATCAGATCCTTTTCGGTGTCGCTCAGGAGTGAGAATAGCTCCATGCACTCGGTAACGCGTCCGTCTGTCTGGCCAGCTTCGGGCGCGTTTTCTGTTGCCCGATCCGGGGAAACATCGAAGCCCATCAGCCAGCCTTCCGAGACATTCAGGACCAGACCCAGCAGCGTGAGCTTGTCCTGCTTCGGCTGAACCTTGCCGGAGAGGTACTGGCTTAGGTCGTTCTTGTTTAGCTTGAGACCGTACCGCTCGCAGAAAGGCTGCGCCATCTCCACGACATCCACCTGGCGAAGATTCCGCTTTTCCATGACTTCACGGAGCCGCTGGGCTGTTGTTGCTCTTCCCATTCCTGTCACCTCCTTCATTAAGAGCTGTAAGTATTTTATCATCTCTTGAACAAAAGTTCAAGCCAAAAAAGAACCAAAATTCAAAAAGTTTGAAAAAAAGTGTTGCAAAGTTGCCGAAATGGTGTTATATTGTCGCTGAAGTTCAATGGCGTTGAACTTTCATTCAAGGATGAAAGGAGGCGGGAACAATGGCATATCGGTACGATGATCTGATCGGAAGGATCATTGCAAAGTTCGGTTCACGGAAGGCTTTCGCGGATGCGATGCACATGACGGCGGAATCGCTGAGTCAGAAACTGAACGGCAAGCGGTACTTCAATCAGAAGCAGATCACCAGGGCGTGTGAGCTGCTGGAAATCGCGGAAGCCGACGTAGTCAAATATTTTTTTACCCTCAAAGTTCAAAGCGCTTGAACTTCTGAAAGGAGACAAAGACCATGGACGCTGTGAAGGTGGACGTAAATTCCATCCCGGACGAGACCGGAAGGAGGTTCGGACAGTGCATCATCGCCGGGCTGCGTGAGTACCTGAAACAGCCGGGAGCCCGGGAAGCGCTGGACGCCAGGACGAGAGCGAGAAACGAAAGGAGGAACTCAAGTGGACACGAGAGCGTACCTGCAGTGGTGCATTGAAACGCGACAGGCCGAGAAGGAACGGAACCGGAAGCGGCTGGAGAAAGCCGGATACTGGTTCGCCATGATCGGCATCGCGGCCCTCTGGATCGCGGGGTGGATGATCCGATGACGGATTACCGGGACAAGTGGGTGGTCGTGGTCGGAACCGAAATGTACGTGGCTGGTCTGGGAAAGACCTTCGAAGGCTACGGCGAGACGGTCGGCACGGTGATCACCAAGCGCCGGGAATGCGCACTTGAGTTCACCAGCCTGCGGGACGCCAAAGGAACGGCGGACAGCATCGGAGGGCGGGTGTTCAAGGTATGACAGGACGGAAAAAGGACCGCCCCGCTGCAACGGAAACGGTCCCAGGACAAAACAATCCGTGACCATTCTACAGAAAGGAGTTGGAAAATGCAAGACTTGCCGGATGCCCCATGGATCAGGGACGCGGAACTGAACGGTTACCCCTCCCCCGATCCGGTAAAATGCCCCGTCTGCGGAGACGAAGCGAACAGCTTTTTCATCCAGGACGGAATCGTAATTGGTTGTGAGCACTGTGTGACAGAAGTGGATGCGGATCCCGCATTCCTCGATTGATGAAAGGAGACAAACGGAATGATTCAGCACGGTTATGAACTCGACTTCAGCAAACAGACCTTCGGCGTGATCCTCTACGGAGCGCCCGGTATCGGAAAGACCACCCTGGCCCTGAGCGACGGGAACAACGGCGGCGACACGCTGCTGATCGACCTGGAACATGGCGTAGGCAGGACGAACCCCATCCACCGGATGAACGCCAGCGTCCTGAGCGCGGCGACCTACGAGGAAGTGCTCTCGGACCTGAACACGCCGGAAGCCTTCGCGGCCAAGACCATCGTGATTGATACCGCCGGTTCCCTGGTCGATTACCTCAAGGACTGGGCCATGCGGACGAAGAGCGACGCCCGGCAGAAGAACGGTGCGTTCAACGGCCTGAAGGGCTTCGGATATGTAAAGAGCGAGCTGGAAAGCTTCGTGAACAAGATCAAGGTGGTCATGAACAAGAACGTGGTCTTCATCTTCCACTGTGACGAGAAGGCCGACAAGGACGGCAATCCGATTCAGCGGCTCCGCTGCGAAGGTTCCTTCCGGAACACGGTATGGACCGGGATCGACTTCGGAGCCTACATCCAGATGATCGGAAACAAGCGGTACGCATGCTTCACGCCGGAGGATGAATTCTTTGCCAAGGGATGCCACGGCATCAGCGGGCATGTGGAGATTCAGAACCTGACCGAGGAAACCAGCAACGATTTCCTGCAGAAACTGTTCGACAGCGCCCGGAAGAACATGGCGGCTGAGAACCAGGGCGTGG